AATACCAAAGAGGTGGCAATGCTAAAGCCACCAATTCTGTTGTGACACTGTCGCTAGCACTGGAAAGATCCAGTGTAGCTAAGGAGCCATCAACAGAACCGTTCTTCGCCAGGTTGCGATTAACGGACTGATCATTTAGATCAATCTTCGCTTTGCGAAGACACTTACGGAAGTAGGTGCCTACGCCCTTCTGAAGGAACATATTGATATCAGGCTCTTTACAAGCGCATCTATCAATATCTGTCTTCTTAGGGACGGTGAACAGAATATTACCAGTGACCAAATTCAGTTGAATAGGGTCATGAGACAACCAACCGGGCATTTCGTCGCTTATAGCTTCGAAATACGGTAGCGCCTCAGCTGTGATATCTGCTTTACCGAGGTACTTCAGGCTCGGATGAGCTGAAGCACGTTTCCTACTCGTTGAAGCGCCACCCGAAAACTGGCCTATTAGGCAGTCGGTAGGAGGGACATCCCCAATCAAGTCAACGATAACTTGTTGAAACATCGTCACAAAGTCTGACCAAGTGACACGAGGTAAAATATGATATTCCTCGTGTACGGTTAATAGCCGAACATTTGTGCCTTCATTGATACGTTCGACAGCAAGCCATTTGTTGATGGCCCGCGTGCGACGCACAATAGAGGAGTCTGTATCTTCTGATACAAACTTACTCAGGAACTGCGTCTGCAGATACTCCGTTCGTGGAGTTGCTGGCAGGGACAGAATCCCGTCGATGAACAATTGAGTTATCGATTCGGGTATCCGAGAATTGGCGTCTGATGACGCGGTTTTCCCATGGATCGGCATAGTGTGGTTCTCCAATCACTACGTGTGGTTGACCGGCCATGTTTAGCACGATCACGAGCGCGGAAAGCGCAAAGACGATAGCCCCTAGCATGAAAGCTAGGGACAACCGTTCAGAAGCGCCAAACACCGTATTAGAATACGGGCTCGAGCTTCACCAGCAAATCGTTGAACAGGGCCAAGTTCGCCGAGAGGGCGTTCTGGACCATGCCGACGACATCACGCCGTTCCACCGTCGAAGACGAGGGATCGAACGTGAAGGTCACCTCTGCGTAAGCAGTACGGACCACTGCCGGACGGACGACACCATTGATGGTCTCGTTCTGGACGACAGGGAACGTAAAACGAAGCGACGGCTTGTAACGGCCGTTATCCTTCGTCTTGGTGAGGCTTGCGGTGATGCGGTTGTTACCGATCGGGACACCCGACGACTCGACCAGTGACGCCACACCGTTGGTGATACCTTCGGGCGTGAACGTGTGGGCAACAGGAGTCGGAGCGCGGTCATTGATGACTACGCTAGTAAGTTGAGACATTATCTCATCCTAGAAAAGGTCCATTAAAGGACGCTAGAGACCGAGATGACGGAATTGCCATAACGGGATTTCAACTCAACGAATGAGCTGAGAGAGGAGAGCAGTTAAATTTGCTAACCTCATTGGCTTGAAAGGCTTAGCCTCTGCATAGATCTCGACAGGAGGAAACGAATCGTAAGCCCACCGATGGAAGTAGAAGAAATCTCTTCTCCAACTTCCTAAGCGGTCTTGAATCGTAACACTCCCTTCTTGAACTTGCGAGTGGTAGCCAGACAAGAAGTTCAGGCCGGCCGTAGCCGACAGAGCTGAAAGACAGTTGCCGATTGGCATAAACCAGTCGACAACAAACGAATATGGAACAAGTTCCCAGGCCAAAGAAGCCGGGTTCGTTAAGCCATATTGCGTGGCACCATGGATTAAGTCGCTAGAGGCGGTTGCCCACAACTTGCAACTGTCACGGTGTTGGATCTGGATGTTCGCATCGCGACCATTCACTTTTGTCTGATAATTATGCGGAGTAACCACAGTGCGAGAAGCACTGAGGATAGGCATTTTTGGTGCCTTTTCCACTAAATCATCATACATCAGCTTCAAATCGGAACAGAGGGGTTTCCACCCGTAATTCCATTGAAG